TAATTCATTAACACCCTCTGGAACAGTAACAATCTCCCTATTACCTGGATTATCTTCTTTTTCTACAATAACAGCGGGTTGTTCTCCATAAGCACTAAATTTTTCTTCGGTATTGAATATTTGCTCATAATTAGCGTTTGGATCATAAGTATGAAAGTAATCTACCGTTATACGTGTATATCTCTCGATAAACTCTACTTTCTTATGCACACCATCGTCACTAAAGTCACCTAAGAATGTTTGACTTTCAGTATTGTCTAGTTTAGTAATAGGATATGAATGTAAAGAAGATGCGTCTCCAGTATCCCACTTATCTGCTGCTTCTATAATATCAGAAAACTCAGGATAAGTATTATGAGCTTGCTCTTCTGTAATGATTTTAACTATTAAAATGTTGGCAGCATCCCTACACATGTTATCTTTTGAATTAGGGTCAATATAAAGGTCTAAAGGGTTAACAGCCTCCACAAGAACTTCTCCCTTGCCCATATCAGCATGTGGATCCTGATAAACCTGTAAAACACCCATACCGCCTACATAATAGTCATCAATAACTCTTTTAAGTGCTGAATTGCCATCTGAGTTCTCCCAAATCCAAGTAAAGAGGTCTGACATGATTTTAGCCACTCGAGTATCAGAATCTTCCCTACCAGTAGCCCTGAACGAAGGTTTATTATAAGCAAGTAATGCTTTTGCAGTTTCTACAATAGGATGCATACGATTAACCACTATTGGATTTTGTCCTCGTTTCTTGAGTATCTCTGTTTGTTCTTGAGTCCATTGTGCTCCTGATCTGAATTCTTGTGCTTCCTTAAACTTTTGTGCCCAGGAATACCTGGGATTTGAATATCTTTGCACTAATTCCCTAGATCGCTCAACTTCAGGGTGAATACCTTCAAATGCTGGATCACCAGCCTCTGCCTCAAGATTTTCCATTTGAGGCTGACTCATCTGTTTACCGAGGGTGTTTCTAGGGTGTTGCACCACTAAAGTACTGCCCAATCATAGTTTACAGCTGATTTGCTGGAATTATCGGAAACTGAGGCTGTTTCAGAAGAATGAGGTGTATAAACCCCTTTCATAGCATAAAACAGCCCATCTAGCAAATCATCGTGCTTTCCTCGGGGATACATCAAGAGTTCTCCCTTCAAGTCCTCCATTTTGTCATCTATGAATATTTTTTTCCTATAGAAGTGAGGTTCCATACTTTCTAACCTTACTGACTTATGAGTTCTAGGATTTTCTTTAATTCTTAAACCAGGGATAAATATATCCTTCTCTTGGCAACGACGTTCAAGATAGTCCCGTATCATCTCCTGGTAGCCAACAGATTCGATTCTTACCTTCTGTGGCTTATATTTTTTGTACTGAGACATGATAGACTCAGCTAAATCTACTGGTTTTGCATGTTTTCGGTAATATGGGAGTATATAACGATTATCATTGGCATCTATGGCAATTGTTACAATAGTAGAGTAATCTGCGGTCTGTTTTGTGCTAGAAGCAGGATCTACGCCTATAAACGTGTAAACAGGTATATCTACACCATTTTTCAGCTTTAATGTGTGTAATCCATATTTACCAAGTTCAAGAGTGCCATCATAGTACTGTAAGTAGTCTTCGCTGAATAATTGGTCTTCATCTCCTACTACTTCACACTGATATTCACGATAGAAGACTGATGAACGGTTAATATCAGAGAGCGAGATCTTTTTCTCCATAAGAGCATCATAACTCAACTGTTCGGGCCAGAGCACTTTCTTTTTCTTATCATCTATGACAGCCTGATATCTTAACGTCTTCCACCCTTTCATGCCATCTAAGGTTTCAACTATGCACCTTTGATGCTGTGGTGTGCCAATAACAATGACTCTTCCTGTTTGTGCATCAAGTGCAGGTTCAACAGACTGCAATAACCAACGTAAGTTCCATTCCATTGCCGTATCTGTCTTAGTATTGTTCTCATCCTCTGGATCATCCAATACTATGAGCGTTGGACGCTGATCTCCGTACTTTAACCCTCTTATCTGCTGACCTGTACCTTTACAGGTGATAACAGAGCCATCTTTCAATTCTACGGTGTCTTTTGTCCATATCCTGGATGAATGCTGTCCCCAGTACCCAAACATCGTTCTCAAGGGCATAGAATACTCAAGTGCGTTCTTAATCGTGTGTAAAAGGTTCAAAGCGTGTCCCTGAGTCTTAGAAGAGAGTACTATTACCTTCTTTTTCTGGTCATCAAAGAAAATATGGTGTAATGGGAATACGCCAGCTGCAAGAGAAGTTTTAGCGTGTCCCCTAGGAGCAACAATGTTCATGCGTTTGTATTTCTTATTTATGAACATTTCACAGATGTCCTTATGAAATTCAGGTGACGGAAGAGAAAACATATTAGGTAAGCATGCTTTACCAAATTTTAGTATGTCACCCTTCAGTTGGTGCAGTATTTGGTCTTTCCTACTCATGCTGCGATGGTTTCCATTCCCTTTTTATCAAGTTTTAGTGGTTCTACAGGCTCACTTAACCCTGCAGCCTCCTCAATAGACTGTAACGAGACGAATTCAGCCTCAAAGGTGTCAATTTGCTTCTGTTTCTCCTTCATACCGAATATTTCGACCAAATCTTCTGCTGCCCTGAGCAAATTAGCAGCCTGTTCCTTCTTTCGAGCTAAATTAGCAGCTTCGAGGATCATATCTATGACAGTGCCCTTAGTAACACCCTTCTTAGACATTAACCTCTCTAACTCTTTGTCTACCATTTCTTGGATATATTGTTTTTTGAGTAATGCTTTAGCCTTAGCTGCTGGTATGGGCTCCTTTTTGTTGAAAATTTTTCCCAGCCTGTCGTAGCTGATGTTGTCTGCGATAAACATTTGTGCGTATGCCCTAACAAAATTCTTGTAACAAGTCCTTGTCTTATTGAGTTCCCAGCTACTCTTAGACGAGATTTGGTTAAACTCTCCTGTTTCTTTGTGCGGTAGGTACTTGAGCTTCCGCTTTCCAGTGAAACACTGCCCGAAGGGAAAGACAAGATTGATAGAAGGTTTGTTCCTATCAGTGTATTCGCGCCTTTTGAGGCATTCTGCAACGTAACCGTCATCTGTTATGCCCCACTCACCTGGTAAACAGTCCTGCCAGTACTTATATTCAATTTTTTGCTGTTTAGCCTCTTTTTCTGGGTATATGAAGTACTCTTTCTCATTATATCTCTTTTTACCCGTCTGAAGTGCCCAGGGCTGGTCTATATGCTTTCTTACTATCTTGTCCATTAGAAATCAATGACTTCCCATCCCTTGGGTATTGGTGTGTCTAGAATTTTATCTAAGTCTCCCTCGAAATCAATATCACTGTAATCAGTAGTGTGTTTACTAATGTTACTTATGTTAAGTATAGTACTAGTCTGGTTACTATCGTTAACACTAGTATTAATATCTAATAACTTAGCACTCTTGTTAACTACTCTACTAACTAAATTGGTAACTAAACTACTAAACACGTGCTTCTCTGTATACTGACTTACAAGTATTACAAGTTAAAACATATTCGTAGTTATCACTGGTTCCATTAGATTCTGTACGTATACTGCTATCCTTGTTGAACCATAGTGATCTCTCTAGCTTGGTTTCTATACATTCAGGACAGAAAGGTGTCCCAGAAGCAATATACTTTATTTCGGCTTGTCCTAAATGTGACATTGCAATTAGAACCAATATAAGACTAATATATTAAAAAATCAATGACAAAAGTATGAAAAATTAATTCCCAAAATATACTACGAATGTGAGAGCATGATATATACACATACTACCCCCAAAGTATTCGTACATGGTGGGTGTACATTTCGTTGAAAAACACGTAACTCGTTTAATCAGTTGCATATCTCCCCACCGTGTGCAGTTCCACCTGACTACTCCGCAACTCGTGTAGAGTGTCAGTCACTTAAACTGTGCTGTTGAAGCACGGAAGGAGCATGATATGGACTTTCTATCAATGCTACGTAGTATGGGTGAACTCAGAGGTTCTTTCTGGGTATCACGTCCCAATGATCCAACGGACATCGCAGGCGAGGGTTTCAGTGTCGTCCCGTTATCCGAGCTCCAAGTTGGTGATAACCTATTCGTGAACACCAAGACCATCTCTGAGGCTGAGCAGGTTCTCGTCTGTGATGCTATTAACACACTCAGAGCACAGGAAGGTGTCGCTCCGTTTCATCTGATGGACTCTGAATGTAAGGAGTCTACCATACATGATGCGGGTGATGTCGTTTGTGTGTGGTTAGCGCCCGAGCTATCATAGAGTAGTCACCCTTAACGCAGTGTCTCATGTCGCTTGTATGGCATGAGGCACTGCTTTTTTTACATACCAGACAAAAAAAGGGTTCTTCAACACAGCTCCCCACAGTGTTCAGGAGTTCAG